ATGTTAAAAAATATCTCAATCACTAATTTTAAAAGCCTATACAATAATGAGGTTAATCTGAACCGTTTCTGCGTATTTATTGGGGCGAACGGGTCAGGAAAGTCGAACCTAATCGATGCCTTAAAATTTGTAAGGGACTCATTAGCAAGCGATGTAGGCAATGCTGTTGGTAAAAGATTTGGTTGGCAGCAGTTATATAGTAAGGGACCGGGGAAGAAAAAAGATATTTCGTTTCAATTTCAGTTTGATTTTTCCTCATCAGAAAATCCAGCTTACTTAGATGATCAGAAAGTCTTACAAAATTCAGAGTATAATCTCGTTATTGGTAACACTAAAAATAATTCCTTCATAAAAAATGAGAGATTAGAATCAAGTGTATTAGATAAAGATAAGCAACTTATTCCATCGAAATTCATTCGAACCAAAAGTGAAGTATCTATGTTCGAACAGGACCCTAGTGATCCTGATCGAGGTATTTCGAGATTAAAAATATCTGAAAGGGCTCAGAAAGCATTGTTCCTTAGAGCGCTTTTTGGCTCAGAAGCTAGTCCTTTTATTGATGAGTTTATTAGAAATTGGAAATTTTACGACATCGACCACATTGCTGCTAGGAGACCTAATAACAACGAAAACGATAATTATCTAATGGAGGATGGGAGCAACCTCTCTGTAATACTAAATTCAATTACTACAAAGAAGTCCAATGAACAACTTAAAATTAGGATAGAAAGTCTCATGCACTCCATGATACCTTCTTTTACGAGTTGGAGGGTTGAGAGACAATTTGACGCTTCAATAGGTTACAGAGTGATAGAAGATGACCATGATTTCCTTCCAAAAGCCGTGTCGGATGGAACTATACGTTTACTCTCCTTATTAGTTGCACTATTATACAACCATCAAACAAATCAACTTATTGCAATTGATGAGCCTGAGCGGTGTCTTCACCCACAAGCAGTAAAATCACTTGTCGATCTCATGAGGGAGACATCTAAGGAAAAGCAAATCCTAATTACAACTCATAGTTCTGAGTTAGTTAAATGGCTAAAGCCAGAAGAGATATACTTAGTCGACAAAATTAATGGAAAAACAGTTATAGTACCAGGTACCATGGTTGAAAATATCGATTTTTTCTTGGAAAACTTTACAATGGACGAATTATGGTTGGACGGCTATTTAAAGGGAGGTACTATATATTGAAAGTTGCTTTAATCGTTGAAGGACGTTCTGATGAACTATTATTCAAAGATATTTATGACTGGTTTTCAAGTAAATCAATTGAAGTTATAGTGAGGTCGGCAGAAGGAAAACCCAACATCTTCAAAAAAGCAGACAAACACTTTCATTCTTGTATTTATGGTGAAGGTGTAGATCACGTCATATTTATCGTGGATCTTGATTATTCAACTGAGGCGGACTTAATTTCAAAATTTAAGATAAATGGCGATCCCTCAAAATATTCAATTCATATCAGTATAAAAGAGCTCGAAGCATGGTTCCTTGCTGATGGTGACTGTTTGTCAGAAATATTAGGAACACCGTATCAACCATCCGGCTTTACGGATACAATAGATAATCCGAAGGAAGTTCTTCAGTTGATGTTTAGAAAGAAGTTCGGGTTTATCATGACAGAGGTAGAACTAGTTAAAAAAATAGTCCAACATTTTTCGTTGGATCGCGCAGCTAAAAACAATTGTAGTGCAGAGAACTTTGTTACAAAATTAATTCAACTTTCTCCACAGGGATCCCCTGTGTAAATTACTTTGGTGCCTTTTTATGCCATATTAGATATTCATTAAAATCCTCAAAAGCCAGATAACCGTATTCAATTTTTACTATTTTTTTTGCCCATGGTGCTATCCTTTTTGCGTCGGTGATGTTTAAAGCATCAATAAATTCTTTTCTCACCAAAATACCTCCAAGATAGGTTTTGAATTTGGGGGCATGCAATTCCATATTATGCCCTGTACGGAGGATATTATTACCAGCCCCCGCCAACTGAAAGCCGGCGGGGGTGAAATTATAACAAGTTCTCATTCTGAGCATTCTTTGCGATGCACAACAATTTCCTGAACGCTTCGGCTGAATACTCCTCTCCCCCGCGCCACGTCTCGTATAGCCTCTTGATCCTCTGCGCGGCCGTTATCTGTTCTTGCCCAAACCCAAGTCGTTCAATGATGGCCGCGAAACGATCGAGCTTGTACCGCGCAGCGGCGTCCCACTGCCCGCCCAGCTTCCCGACGAGCTCGTCGATCCGGAACGCCAGCTGCACGATCAGTGCTGCCTGTGCGTTGTCGCCGCGAAGGTACGTCTGCCGCTCCTCATAATCCTCGAACGACATGCTGTCAGCAATTGCGAGCTCCGCGTACATCCGCGGCCACGGGAACAGCGGGCCCGGGCAGACCGGCTTCCCTTTGTCGATCTGGAAGTGCCCGAGGACGTGGTACGGGTTCAAAGAGATGTCCGATTTGAAGATACGCGCTGCTTCCTCCTTGATGAAGCGATGCAGCCACACGCCCGCCCAGAACTGCTCTTCCGTGATGTCTCCGTTCAGCCCGTGATATTCTTTAATCGGCGACGCCGGGTTCTTCGGGTCCTCCCGTACCACATAGCCCTCGTATTCGATCGATACGCAGTACAAATTCGGGTTCACGCCCTTGGCACGCACAAGCGGCGCCTTCGCGAACGGTATCTTATCCCGCGATATTCCCTGCGTCCATGCGGCGTGGCCGTCTTGCCAGCGGACGTACTGGACTATCTCGCCGGCGCGGGAGATCGCGTAATCCGACGATGCCTTGCTGGCCGGGTTCTCGAAGTGGTTCAACATGCTGGTCATCGTGCCTGCGGAGATGTGATTTACGATCGCCAGCGGTTTGTGGCCGGCTCGGCTGCTGTAATAATTCCGGACGTTCTTCCCCGCCCAACTGATATTGTAGAGCATCCGATACGCCCCTCTCGTTTTAGTGGCTCTCTCCGTCATACGGAACGTCCGCGCCGCGCTCGAAACCGATCGGCGCCGGCATATGCACCTCCACCGGCAGTGCCGCGGCAGTCTTTACGTCCTTCACGCCCTCCAGTGTGTTGTAGCCAGTGACGAGGCCGGCGACGGTCCAGACCGTTTCCTGCCCGAAGCCGAGCTGCAGTGCTTCGTTCAGACCGATAAACAGCGCGCCGACGAGCGTGAAGATCAGCTTTCGGCTGTTCACCGACAGCCCCGCGAACGCGCCGTCGGCGCCGCGCTTCACGTTGACGATGCCCTGTTGCAGGAAGTAGCCGCCGACCATCCCAAAGAACGCGACCACGCCCTCCGTCGTCAGCTCCCAACCGTATCGATCGTTCAGCAATACGACAACCGCGCCCACCACAAACGTCAGAAATTCAGGTTTCAGCCACTTCATCGATAATCGTCTCCTTTGGTTTATACTCGAGCCTGTGATACGTCCAGACCCGGTTCTTGCGTGTGCAATACGGGCAAAAAACGATCCCCATCGTGCCGTAATAGATCGCGCCCTGAGCACCGTCCGATAGGTTCTTGAACCAGTTGAGCTTGCAGAATGCGGCCACGCTTCACCACCCAACCTTCGCAGAATTTCGTTGTTCTGATCTATGATCATGTCGAGACGCTCATCGTCCCGATCTTGGAATACCGGCGGGAGGTGGCGCTGGATTTGCTTGCGGATCCGCCGGATTTTGAGCAATGAAAAAGCGGCCCCCGCAAGGGCCGCCGCCGACCATCCGTTTCGGATGATCCCTTGTATCGTTTCGATGAGCCAGTCGTACACGCAGCATCACCCGGCCTTGTAGATCAGCAGCATCGCCGTCTCTTCGCCGCAGATATTCCAGATGCGCCAAAACGTCCGCTCGTCCACCGCACTCTTGTATGGCCGCCGTTTCATCCTCGAATCACCCCACAAAAAGAGCGCCCCCTATTTCGGGAGGCGCTGCTGCTGTTTTCGTTCGCGTCTTTCTTCCAGCTTGAAGTGCAAAAAGGTAAGGCCGAGGCATAAGAGAATCGTTCCGATGCAAGTCGGGACAAACCACCATCCGATCTCCGCCTCGATGAATATCCCTAGGGAAAAGAACGGGATGATGATGCCGTACATCAAGATCCACCCGTACCATGGCATGTCACCGTCTTTCCGCGGCTTCTTCTTCAAGCTTTCACCTCACCTTCTGCGCTTCCGCCTGCGCAACCGCGGCGCGCGCAATCTTTTTCATTTCCTCATTCAGCGCGTCAAGGCGACGCCGCTTCTCCGCTGGCGACATTGTCATGCTGCTCTGGATCTCGCGGTATTCATTGCGCAATTCTCCAATGTCACGCGAGCTGCTGCGGAAATCTTTCGCCAAATCAGCAATCAGTTCGTCGACGACATCGTTCTTCTTGTTGTACTGCTCCTGTTTCGTGAGCTCGTCGAGCACGTCGTAAAATTCGTCCATGACCTTCCCGCCGCCCGTTGTGTCCACCGTAAATGCGTTGACGACGGGCATCTCTGACCAATTCTTTTCCGGCTCCGGCGGGATCGCCCCGGCGCCCAACGCTTCGAGCAGCTGATCCATGCCCCAGGTTGCGTACCGCCCCAATCCGGCGCCGTATCCTTGGATGAGGTTGTCGACCTTGTACGGTGAATAACCTATCGCACCACCCACCGTCTTCGCCGTCAAGCTTGTCGTTGGCCCGTACTGGTCCTCCGGCAGCAAGTCTTGATCGCGCTTTGGTACCACCGGTCCGCCGGTGAAGAAGTTGTAATTGGTCATATTCTCAATCCATGGCGTCAAACCCGTGAGCATGTACGGAACGCTCATCGCCGCGCCCGTGCTCTTCGCAAATTCCTCGAAGCTCTGCGGGTCGTTACCATCCATCCATCTCATGATATTCTCTGGAAGGTTGGCAAATACCGGCGCCAAATCGAACGGCTTAGGGATTCGCGCTACGACGTCCGTCCCAGGAATAGAAATGAGGAAGAACGAGTCGCGGAGCCATTGCGGCGCATTATTAAGCGTGTCGCGTTGCTTTTCGTTTGCCATATGCCGGTTCCATAAGTATATACCGACCGTCGGCAGCGTAATAGCCGTCAGCGCGCGGATCGTCGATCTTGTCGCTTTTTCCGGGGTATTAAATGCCCGGGCGATCCGATCCTTGCCCTGAAGGTTCGCGTTCAGGAATGTCACGACGCGGTTGATCTGGCGGATGTTCGAACCAACACGGCCGAAGTCCATCAGGTCGCGCGCCTGGTATGCTGCCTCCTCGTCCGTTGCCCCTTTGCGGATACCGCGGCGGAACTCGCCGACCTTCGTCGCTTCCTCCGAGATCTCCGAGAGGGACTGCAATAATCGGATCCAAGCCTTCGGATTCACGATCGCGAGCGTACGTCTTGCCCACGGGTTCCGCTCATCCCGAAGCTCCTGCAGCTGCTCCCGCAAGTAATTCCGGTCCATCGATACATAGTTCCCGTATCCGCCGCCGGCCGCCACCCAGCGGTCGTACATGGGATCGTGACCGCGCACGCGCTTCTTGATGACAGACCACAAGCCGAGCGGTAAGTCGATGATCGGATTATACCCGAACTCCGAAACAACGAACGCCTGGAATTGGTCCCTGATCGGGTTTCGAAGAAGGAACTCCGGCGTCAGCGTCGCGCCGGCGCGCAGCATGCTCGACGGTACCGCGAGGATTTTGATGAGCATATTGCTAGATTCCTCGTCGAGCTCCTTCATCGCCCGGAACAATTCGGGATCGAGCTGGTACTGCACCTTTTTGCCGTTCTCGAAGACCGTGACAATATTCTCCTTCGGAACACTCTCCGCACCGTCGAGCTTCTCCACCCAGCGGCCGGCGCCGTCGATCTGTGATAGACGAGCGAGCTCGAGGCCGACCTTGTTCTTCTCGACCGCGTTCACGACGGCGAACGTGTTCTTCACGATGCTCTCGATCGGATCGATGATGTCGCGCGTGGAGCCCTTCAGCCGCTTGATCGGGTTGGCGATGTCCGTGAAGCCGCGGCGCCCGCCGCCAGCCATCGCAAAGCCGCTCACGTCCTCGTCGAAGAAACGGAAGAACGGGACGTAGTTCGGATATTTTTTCTGCATCGCGGCACGAGCTTCCTTGCTGAGAACGCCGCCTTCAACGAGCATGTCGAGCAGCATGTTGTTGTACCCGACGAGCGACTTCTGGATCGCATCCATCTCCGGAGACTGGTACTTCGCGATCGTTGCGTCGATCTGCGCTCGCGTGAACCCGGATTCGATACGGAACCGCTCTACGATCGATTTTACCTGCCCCGGCGACATCGTGATCGATCCGTTTTGTGCAAATCTTGCAAGCTGCCGCGGCGTAAACTTGATGCCGTACTCCTGTTGGAAGCTCGACAGGAACGTGTCGATTTCAACCTGCTGCATGTTCGGGGCTCTCGTGACGAAGTCGGAAAGCGAGTCGGCAGCTTCGCGCGCGGTGACATCGCCCATCTTCTCGAGCTCATCGGCGTGCTTTGCGGCCGCATAGTTCCCGAGGTCCTTCACCGAATATCCAAGGCTATCGAGCGGCTTCATGAGTGCCTGCAGCTTCTCGAGTACAAGCTGCGCCTTTTTCGGGGCGCCGACCGCGAGCCGCGCCTTCTTGTACAACGACTCCGACGCATCGCTGATCTTGCCGGTGATCGACTTTTCCGCGACAGCCAGCTCGTAAAACTTGTCGACAGCCGACGAGTAAAGCTTGTTGAACCGTTCCCGGTTCGTTTTCGTCGTATCCTTGCCGGTCCGGTTGATCTGACCCTCAAACTGCAACGCTTCGCCCTGGTCGATCCACCTCGCCACGTCCGCTTGCGTCTCCCGGAGCGCTGGAAGAATATCCTTGGCGCGCGTCTCGAAGAACTTCGAGTACCGTGGCGCCAGCCGCTGCGCCATCGCCGGGTCCGTCAGGTACAGCCGCAAGAACTCCGCGACGCCCTCGTCAACAATCTGCTCCGGATCGTACGCCTCAAGGTTTACGACGCCAGCCTGACGAACAAGGTTTTCGAGCTCGGGTGTGTAGATGTCGTGTTTGAGCCCGTAACGTTTGTCGAGGTTGTGCCCAAGTTCGTGAGCGATTACCTGAATGTCATTTGCGTAACGCGAGCGGATAACTTCCGGCTTCACCTTATGAATGCCAAGGACTCCACTGGGAACTTTACCGAGCCGACCAGTCCTGATCGTTACGCCGAACCGCTTCCGAATATTCCCGATCAGGTCTTTCCGCGTGATCGGCTTCACGTTCGCCCCTGGTGTCGCCGCGCGCAGCGGGATCGGCGCCGACGTCATTGCCTGTACGCCATCCGGCACCGCCGTCGCCCCCGTCGAAGTCTCAACCCTTGCTGGCCCCTCGCGTTCCATAGGGAAAGTGTCGCGTTCAGAGCGCGGCACCGGAGCTCGCCGAGGTGGAGGCGCCGCATCCGGGGCAGCTGTGGGCGATTCCGCTGCCGCGGCCACAGGCCCCTGGGGGGGCAATTCTGGACTTCTGGGAGGGAGTCGTTGAAGCTCTCCCTTCCTGCCTCGTTGCAACGGACCTTCGATCCCGGCCGCCTCCATGGAAGCCTGCCGGTTGCGCGCGCGGCGAATGAGGTCCTCAGGGATGTTCCGTTGACGTTGGGACGGGAACGCCAGCGTGATCAGCTCGTCGAGCCCGGGGTCCTCCGGCTCCGCCATGCGGCCCCACATGGTCTGCAGCGTCTCCCATTCGCGTCCCGGCGGGAGTTTCCCCTCGTCTTGAAGCCGCTGAGCCTCCGCAATCAGGCGGTCATACTTCTGGCGGTACACGTTAACGCGCGGCCGCCCCGGTCGCGCAATAGTAGGAGCCTGCCGGCGGCGATAGTAGTCCGCGGCGGCATCAGCACGGCGCAGATCGGCCGGGGCCTCTCCGTCGACACGGCGCACTGCTCGTGTTCCCGTACTTGCTGCTGAGACGTCCGGAGGCGTCGAATTGATGCGGTCAATGAAATCCCGGGCCGCCTTACGGAATGCGACGCGATCTCGTACGGCGTCGAACCCAGCCTTCACCTTGTCGCCAACGACCGGCGCTGCAGCACCCAGTGCGCCGCCCGCGGCTGTCCCGAGGAGAATGTTCAGCGGATCGAACGTGTCTTCTCGGAACGCAACGTCTGCCCCCTCTTGTGCAAGTGCCTCCAGTCCTCCGGCGGCAGCACCGGTCGCCGCGTAACGCTGCCATCGCGGCAGGTTCTGTACGATCGGTTTCGCTGCAGCCCCTACCCCGCGCTCGATCGCCACGCCTGGCGGCAGATAGCCGGCGAACTGCCCGACCTTGTAAGAAGTGGAATCTTCGCGACGGTTCCGCTGCGCCTCGATTTCTTCGGCCTCTTCTACGGAAATTTTCCCATGAGCAATTAGCAGGTTATTGATGCGCCGCTGTGCATCCTGCAGCATGCCGAACCCGACGGAATCGTAAAATCCTTCGGCGGCGTTGGCCGGGATGTCCAGCCACGTCGTTCGGCGCCCGGGCTCTGGAACGTTAACCGCGGGGGCGCGCTCCCGATTCATTCTTACCGTCGAGACCTTCTCCTGCTGCAACGTTCGGTTCGGGGCGGCCTCATAATTCGTAACCTCCGGGGCGTTCACGGCCGGCGCCCGGGTCGGTTCCTGCTTGATCGTAGCTCGCCTCTCCGTCTGCAGTGCCCGAGAACTCTGTGAGCTGTCACCGTACGTCTCCGGCTGCCTCTTTACTTGGAGGTACCGCCGCAGTTCCGCCTTGCCCTTCTCGTTCAATTGCTCGGGACGGATCTGCCCCGACTTCACCGCCTGGTACAATCTATCGACGCTCACGGGCATCACCTACTTTAAGTATTGTGCGAGCTCCTCGTCCGTCATGACCGGCGCCGCCGTTGCATTAGTCGATCTTCTTGCCGGAGCCGGAGGACCATACACCGGGATCCCCAAAACAGAGAACATGCGCAGCATATCCTCCTGGCTGATCGGCAAGGACTCGATGTAAGCAGCCCTCTTTTCAGGAGTATTTAGAGCCTTGCTATTTTCGATCATCGAGATGTAGCTATTTAATTCCCCGGGACTTAACAAATCAACCTCTCCACCAGAACCGCCCTGTTCGGCTTCACGGAGGTCCAGTGCGCGCTCCTCGAGGTCGAGGCTGCGGGAGCGCAAGGCACGATCGGCGGCGTCCGCACTCAGGCGATCCTGACGCACCGCCTGCTCCATCGCGTAGTTAAGTCCGAATCGACGAACGTCCTCGTCGAATTCGAGCTTCCATCGTTCGTCGGCGATTGCGTCGCGGGCGCGCTGGTACGCAATCTCGTCCGCATACCGCTGATCTTCCACCTCGTCGCGGCGATCCCTGTACCCGACTTCGTCTTGGTAGCGTTGATCTTCGACTTGATCTCGGCGGTCGCGGTAAGCGACATCCTCCGCCCGGTTCGATTGAGTCGTCTGGAACCCGAGCAGTTCCATTGCCCGGTTAAACCGGCTGTCCTCCCTGCTGTCGTACAACTGGCGTTCTTGACCCAACACACCCAGCAGATCGAACAGCGCATCCGTTTGTTGGTCACGCTCGGCTTGCAGGCCCTGCATGATTACTGGAACCACCTGCGTATTGAGATAATTGCTCGCCTCGTTCTGGATCGACTGTGTGCGGTCCATAAGCCGCGTGGAACGACCGAACCCCGCGTCCCCGAGGGACTCCTGTGCTGCCCTAATTCCTTGTTGCGACTGACGAGCGATTTGCGCTTGCTGCGCGGCGTACTGCGGGCTCGCGTATACGTCATTCATCGTGATTGGCGCTTGCCCTTGCACGCGGCCCCTCAGCATACTCAACAACTCGGTGAACTCTTGGTCAACCGGGTTGACGGTCGCAGCGTTCTGGCCAGCGACACCCGCGCCGCCGAGCACCTGCTGCATCAACTGGTGCTGCGTGTTGAGCGCCCCGATGCTGCCCGAGGCACTGTTGAAATCTGCTTCGCTCGCAAACGTCGTTCCGTTCTCGTTCTTCGCCGGCTTAATGGCGCGTTTTCCATCGATCGTGACGTATTCGCCGTCCCATCCCATCCGCTCATCAGCAACACCGAATCGGTTCTTGAGCGTGTCGCGGACGCCGAGAAGCTGCGGGCTCGTTTGCATTTGTGCCATGCGAATCACTCCTTCCGAAAAATGAAAAGGGCACCCTTAGAACGGGTACCCGGTGATGAATGGTATGAGGTTGTGCCAGATGACAATGGTTATGAAGACGATCGCGACGAATGCGGCTGTTGAAACCACCCACCAGCTCCATCGGAACATCTGCTGTTTGATCAGCATAAATGCCCCTGTGAAGAACCCGCATACGATGACTAGGATACCGATGAAAATCAGATTGTACAGGACCGATAATTCTTGAACGCTCATATTGCCCTCCTTAGGATACGCTTGTCAGAATTCCATTCGAATAGTTCAGAGTCAGCGTGCCACCGCCGCCGTCTCCGACGACCACAGATCCAGAATAGCCGGTGAAGGCGTCCTGCTTGGCGTCTACTTCGGATTTGTAGGCGATCTGCCCCCACCCGCCGAAACCATCTTGAATCTCCGGTCTACTTGTTCCCACCGCACGAATGCCCGCCCCGGTGTCGTTCATCAAGCGGAAGTCTCCGTCCTCGTCAAACAGCAGCACTTGTGCAGAAGGACCAACGACGAACTGCCCCGTCCGGCTTGCTCCGTCTACGGTTTCGGTGTCGTATAGGACGATTCCCATCAGCCCCGCGGCCGGTCCGCCCAGTCCGTAGAAGTGCCATGCTTTCGCACCTTTGGCCGGCGTTGTGCCGAGCGTTACCCGTTCTACGCCGCTCGCATCGTTCGCATGCAATCCCGTTTCGTCAATGTACACTTTGTTCGCCGCAGCGGAATGATTCTCGATCCGTCCCCCCGTCTTCGCGGTGAGTGCATCAGCCGTAATGGTGAACCCGCCGATCTCCCCCTCACCAGCGGTAATTTTCCCGACGAACTCGCCGTTCCCCGCAAATAATTTACCGCTTTTCGTAACATAAAAAAGCGGCGTTCCAGTAATCACGTCACCCGCCCAGAAACGAATGTCGTCCGCCCCGGTGTCCGCCGTACTCATCCCAACATCGCCATCTTTAGATGCGAGCTGCTCCGGAGTTACCCGCCACCCCCCAACCTCCGAAATATTATCTGAATCCATCTGATTCAAATAATAGTTCTGATCTCTTTGCATTTGGGCGACCCATTGTTGCAGATTCATCACATAAGCTCGCAGTTCCTCAAGGCCAGCGTTACGCAAGTCCGCCTTCGGAAATTCTGCAGGTCTGAATGTCGGCAACGCTATCCCTCCTATCGCTGAACCCGCTGTACACGGTAATATCGCTGCATTCGCTCGATCTTAACGCGCCCAGTGCCAGAGATCCGGAACCGCGCCTTGTGAGCCATCGGCACCTCGTCGAGCGGAATGATGACGTTCCGATTCAGGCCGTAACCGGCAGCCGTCGTCGGATCGTAATCCAGATCCGTGAAATCCTCGCCTTGATCGATCGTAGAAACCGCGATCGTCATTGTTGTGCCGGACGGAAATTCACCCTGCAAATGGAGCTCAAGATACGTCTTCTCGGCCTCCGGCATGCCTTCGTCGAACGGTTTGCCCGTTATCGACCATGAAATCGCCGTCCCATTGTCGGTATCCCCGTCCAGCGGCTTCCACGTCTGACCGGCGGCGTCTCCGGCGTACGTCACGTTTTTAAGGCGCGCGCTGTAGGTGTATTGCTCATCCTGGGCGCACACCCGCCAGCGGCCGTATCGCGGGTCGTATACGAGACGCAGGTTCGGCTCCGTGGCGGCGTCGAGCACGAGGTTGAGATAATACCGGATGCCGTCCGTGAACGCGCTGCAGCGATCGACATACGAGGCGTTAATGCGATTCAGGTATCCTCGGATACGTTGGCCGATCGGAACCGGCTCACCGCCGGCATATGCGTAGACGTCGTTCTGCCCGAGCCAGAATAACGTGTCCCCGACTTCCTCCAGCGTCTTCGCCGCCACGCATCCGATATCGTTCGACACAACCACGAGCTGCTGATTGAAGTAGTTGTTCCCGTAATAAACAGCCATCGCGTCCTTCTTGAACGCCGTGATTTGGTCCCGGAAGAACGTGAGCGCCGTTACGTCGCCGCCGTTCGGCGTGTAAAATTGGTCAGTTCCGCTGTTCTCGGCGCTCGTCCAATCCGTCTCCGCCTGGAACGCGCAGAACGAAATCTCATCACCGTGCGCGATGTAGACGCGCGACGTGCTCGAGGCGATGTACTTCCCGATCGGTGCATCCGCGGAGAGATCAGACAGCACCGATCCGTTCCACTGCTTCGCCGCGTCGGTCCCGTTCACCAGCAGCAGCTTCCCATTGAAGTTCGTCCAGTCCCAGTCCGCATTCGCGTACGTGCCGGCGATCGCCGTCCACGTCGTCCCGGCGCTGTTATATTGGAGCGACGTGCCAACCGCGCGCACAAGATGCGCGTTACCGAATGGAGCTAGTAGCCGCGTCACGGCGCCGCCGCTCGCTCCGTACGTCGATCGCCCCTTCCTTACCGTGGCCGCCGGGTATTCGTCGAAATCAAAACCCAGCTCCTCCGAGGAATCACTGTCTGGTAACGCAAAGAGGGAGACGCCATTATTGACGCCCCCCTCGAAAGTCTGCTCCCCCCGCTGTTTCCGGTTCGGACCTTCCCGATAATATGCTCCCATAATCTCCGTTCACCGCCTCAGTTGTACGGAATGAGATCCCAACGTCCGCCGCCGTTCCGACGTCCGACTGCCCGGCCGCCGCGTCGCATGCTGGGCATTACGTCCTTCGTCTTCGGGTACTCCGGGAAATTGTTCTTGTATCGCTTTACGTACTGCAAATATAGCGCATTGTAATCCGCCTCGAAGTTGTTTTTGTCGGTGACCTCGCCGCGCTCGCGCGCAATCCGCGCTTTCACACCAAGTTCCAGCAGCTCGTGGAAGTCTTCCTCTAATTCCGGAGCCGTAGAAAGTGACGCGATGGTTAACGCTTCTGGCCGTTTATTGTAGTAGATGTAGACGGTTTTTCCTTCGGTTTCGCTAGTTGGCAGCGGGTTCAAGAACAAGTTCTGGTTGCCGTTGATGCTATAAAACTCCGATTGTTCGTTGAACCGATCACTCGATTCCACAGACACATAACGGAGGGCCTTAAACTTCCCTGACCCTACCGCTGTTTCAATGACGACCTGCTTTATGCCCAAGGGATCGGCATCCTCCGGAAGCGCATAAAACGCATAATCCGCAATTGTGGTGAACGTATACGGCGGTGCCTCATGCGGTACGTCTTGAAAGATTTGTCGCTGCACCGTGTCCATCCAACCTACTTTTTGTTCATTCGTGTACGAATTTCGATACAAATTCACCTTATCCAAGATTTGCTGTACAGTTGGCACGTCTTCACCTCCTAATAAAAAACCACTCGCTAGGAGTGGTAATTACTTTCTTTAATCACTTTAGCCGGTACGCCCGCAGCCACGGTGTTATCCGGTATATCAGATACCACAACAGCATTTGCACCAATGACGACGTTGTTCCCGATCTTTATATTCCCGATTAGCTTTGCCCCGCAGCCAATATATACATTATCACCAAGTTCCGGTGGTACATGTTTCACTTTAAGCTCATTCGCCCCTATTGTGACTTGATGGAATATCGTCGCGTTGGCTCCGATTTTTGACCTGGGATGAATAACAATGCCGTTCCCGCCATGCGGAAGTTTGATGCCTTCGCCTATGTGCGCCTTGGCGGGAAACTCGGCTTGGTACAACAACTTTACGAAGAAAAAGTCCAAAACCTTGTATAGGAGCCAAAGAAGCTGCCGGATCAGAGGAATTTTAACGTTATAGTGTACCGAATGACCGAAACGGTAAGTGGTCAATAACAACTTTGAAAACAATCCGTTCTTGTTGTACTTCCAATCCGAAAAGATCGACATCGGCACACCTTCCCATATTAAAAGATCTGACTGAGAAATATTGGGTATTTACTTCAGTCACTATAATATACTTTCTCTTTTTCAAGCAATTGCATGTTTCATTACGATACAACACCGATTTGTGGCGGAACGTATGCAATGCGAACCGTGAGCGTCTTTCCAGTACCAATCCCGCTGTTGATCGTGTTGATATACACTCTCGTTTTCTCGTCATACTTGTTTTCCCCGGTGTTGTAGGTTGACCCCATTTGAGGGTAACGGAAACCCTCGACACCTATTTCGGTATACGGGACATCTTTAACGTCGTTCCCGTTTTGCGTTTCTCGGCTAACGCGCAGCGTTTCCACATCGCCCGAAACCACGTTCGAGGAAAACTGAAACCCGTGACGCACCCACAACCCTTTCGGCATATCGTAGTAGTTATTCATGTTGTCTACCAAGTTTATGACGACTTCCCGTTCAACTACCCGATCCATGTTGAAATAACGGGTTTCAAGTGTGTCCGGATTCGTCAGACGGAATATGCCCGAGATTCGCGAGATAACGAGTGAGCCCGCAAACCACGTTTTCAGGTAGACAGTCAAATTGCGAATTTGATAGTTATTTCCGACCGTACCACCTTGATCCATGATGTTTGCTCCGCCATTTCCTTCAAGCGTTAAGTTTTCAAAGAAAACGCTGGATGCCTGGTACACTGAGAAAAAGGCTGTGCTTGAGTTATTTCTTGTTGGATGGTTGTTAACTAACCGTATATTTTTAAAACTGATGTCCCGGTTGTAACTTTCAAAAAAACCAGCTATGCCCTCAAAATACTTAACCAAAATATTCTCAAACTTGCAATTCCTACAGTTCCAGAAATTGAACGCTCGGCCTTCCCAAGATTGTCCTGTTTGTCGTATGGACTTACGAACTTCGATCAAGTTGCCGTTCACGTTATGAGCGAATGCTAATGCAACGATTCCGGCACCTACGTTTTCGCCTGTAATGTTCTCAATATAGCAGTTTCGAACATAGCGCAAGTCGATTCCTGTTCTTGCAATGCCCCCATTCGCTTCGTCGGTGTAGAGGTCAAAGCCGGAAATGACGATGTTCTCGACAATGTTGCGAACTTGCGACACTTCGCGGTTTTCTTCCTCCGTGTCCGCTACCGTCATCGTGGTGTTAATCGGACGATCTAAGTTAAGCGTCGTGCTGTTTGGAATCGCCGTAATCACCGCGAAATCTTGGTAACTCGTTTCCTCGGGGTCCCATGCGTTGTCGCCGCATGTGAAACTGATTTCGTTACCCACTTCAAAGGAGGACGTACTATTTACCGTGAGCGAGGTGTCTCCATACGCCACATTACCGGTGATAAGCGTGGTCACGCCTGTTTTCGGAATCTTGCTGCCGATGAAGCACGAATTGCCGCGTAAAACCAACCTCGTACCGAAACCGATGAGCGAAACACCGGAAAGCAGTTGAATCGCTTGGCGTGTCGGGGAAAGAACCGTTGGTGTTATCACGTAATCACCCGGAGGGAATACAAGCGTGCCGCCTCCGTTTTCGTGACAATCGAGGATTGCGCGGTTAATATCCGCCGTATCGTCCGTCTCACCATCGCCCTTTGCGCCGTAGTCCTTGACGTTGTAAATTATGTCTTTCCAATTCTTTGCGTTGGTTTGGGCATTGGATATATTTTTAGCCATTAATTCCGCTACCGTGTTGCCCATGCTGTCACCACCTCACTCGTCTAATATCTCAATGACGACTTCCGTTTCGCGCTCCTCTATAAGCTGCCACCACTTTGCTTTCGTATCGGGGCGGATGGGGTCATTTTCAGAGCCTGTTCCGATTTTCGGTACCGTCACCAACATTTACGACACCTCGATATAGAATTGTTCGAATCGGATATTCCCCGCCGATGCGTTATTTGCTCCCATACCGTGCTTTGTGGCGGTTAGGTTGAACGTTTCGGTTACGCGGATCACTTCCAAGCCGTTGACGTAGCAGATGATTTGATTGCCGCGTAAGGTTACTTTGATAAAATCGCCGTTCGCGGGGATTTTCGTGTAACTCCCGACCACCGTTGCCGTGCCCGCTTGAATGCGGCTGAGGGTGTAATTGTTACTTGCGGTTATGACCGTAAAAATAAAATGGTTGCTCGCATCGGTCAAACGAAAAATAAGTCGGGCCGAAGTGGCAACAACAGGTAGAGTTAAACCAATCGTTACATCGGCGAAACCCGAATCGACGACCGCTATATCTCGTCCTCCGCTCGTTGATGCGATGTACGCCCGATTACTGCTGATCCCCCAAGTACCAGAAAGAACTTCCCATGCTTGACCAGTTTCGGCGTTGCCTAGTGATGCTGCGTTATCTGCTCGGGTAAAGGTGTCCGATACCACCTTTCGCCGAGTGAAAAGGACGGGAATAAGCGGCAGTCTCATCGGTTGGATCACCCCTTCAAGATGACTTTTATCGTTCGGTCTGCGTTTACGTTCGAGGCCGTTTTAATCTTGATATACCGCAAACTCGAAATCGCTTGGAGTTGCGTCCCCGTTAAGGCGACGACCCGATCCGCACCGGCGACCGTGACCGTCACTTGCGTTCCTGTGGCGTCGTATACGTCTCGAAACGCATCATTCGGGCTTGCTGCGGCGGTAAAGGTGATGTTCCCCGCCGTGTATCCGGTAGGGATGTAGAGCGCCATGAGAGACGCGCCGCCGATGTCGAGGTAAGACTCAGAAACATTCGTGCCGTTGAGTATCGTAAATTCTTTCGCTTCCGTTGGTGTGGTTACGTACACGTCAATTCCCCCTTATACGAGAAAAAGGAGGCAACCAATAGGCGCCCCCTCTCTACGATGTTGGTTATTTCGCTTTCATCAGCTTGTATTCAATCAACGTCTCGCGCATGGCATTGAACTGCTCCGCAAAATTTCGCGTACCTTCGGTCATGTCATCCGTAATCGGAATTGCTTTGTAATGCGGTAACAACTTCTTCGGCGCCGGCGTTTGAACTTCACCGCTAGCGTCGGTAACGGTCCAAACGGCTTTCCCCTCCATTAGCGCAGCACCTTCACTTTCCAGCCGCCCGAGGCGAGGTCGATGGCACCGCCCGTGTTGTTACGGAGCGTCAGGCTGACGGTGTTCGCGGCACTCACGTACGGCATGCCCGGTTCCAGACCACCGAGGTTGTAAGGTGCAGCGATCAGGACGTAGTCGCCAAAGGCGGCGCCCGTGACGGTGAAGTTCACTGTGGCCGTTGCGCCGGCGGCGATCGACGGCGGGTTCGTCGTGATCGTTTCGTTGGCGACGACCTCCTCGAAGAGAGAGAGGCCGTTGTTCATGACGTACTTAACCATGCGCGATCACGCTCCTTGGCTGCCGACGAGGCCGCGTACGTCGTAGTAGCCGACGTCGAACCGCTTGAAGCCGAATACGAAGAAGTCGACCGTCTTCGGCAGCTGCTGCGAATCGAACCACTCCGACTCGCGAACGAGGAAGGCGAGGTTCTCGAACGACGGATCGCGCAGCACCCACGTGTCGCCTTCGATGTAATCCATGACGACCGGCTCGAGCCCCTCAATGACGTTCTTCGTGTTGGACTGCTCAAACGCTTGGTTTTGCGACTTCACGATTTCCTTCGCAGTGAACTCGAGATCCGGGCCCGTGATCAGCTGGCGAGCAACCGCCTGAATTTTGTTGCCGGCGCCGTCGACTTGGTTCCGCATGAGCGTCATGCCGTCCTTGACGTTTCCAGGCGTCAGCGCGCCGGTGATCAAGTTGTCAAGAACGTCGGCAGAATCCTCGAGCGGGTGGCTGTTCGAAAAGAGTGCCACGCCGTCGTAGCCCGTGTTCGAGAAGCCGTTGTTGATGATGGCGGCCACCTCCGTCTCCTCGAGCCGGCGCAGACCTTGACCGAGGCCGCGGGCGTCGCCCTTCACGCCTCTGCCGTTCATAACGCCGTACAGGTCGTCTTTCGTGAGCTCCCAAGTCACTGTGTAGCCGTTGTCGAAGCGGCGGGCCTCGAACGTTGCTACCGGGCCTTCACTCATTTCGTCTTCGTTGATCGTGTTACCTTCAGTGTTGGAACGCCACATGCCGAAGCCGCCGAGATGCGGGAACGTCTCCGTCTTCTTCCGCATTTTACCCACCTTGACGATCTTCGGGTATTGCTTCGGCTTGTCTTTGTAGCCGAGGCCGATCAGCTTCACGTGGACCGGCGTCAGCAGTTCTTGGAAGTTATCGCGTGTCAATTTCATAGGTTATGTACCCTCCTTAGGCCATACCGAAGACACGGTTGCACAGAATCACGTCGGCTTCCATGGCGTCAGTGTCGATGTTGCCCACGACCTGAATCCAACCGTCCGTCGTGTCCGCGGAATCGAATGCATATGCGGCCGTGCTCAGGTCGTATTTATTGCCGATCGCCACGGTGCCCGCGCCGGTGTACTTCATCCGGTAGATGGACGCCGGGTTCACGTCGACCTTGATGACGTCCGTCGCGGCCGGCGATGCCGTCGTTTCGATGTCCGTATCCGACACGCCGAGCACGGTACCGGCGGCAGCGGCGTCCGCTGCGATGCTCGCTTTGTTCGTCGCCAGGACAACGATGTCGCCGCGCTCAATCGTCTGGCTGGCGTTCACGGGAAACTCCCGCAGGATCTGCCCGGTCCCGTTCAGGGAACTGCGATAAACGATTCTTCTCGTCACAGTTTATCTCCTCACTTTTTCTTCAGCATTTTGGCGTACTCCCCGACACTCTTGAACGTCCCCATTCTCACCGCGGCTTTCGCCACGGCCAGCTGGTCCGGCGTCAGGTCATACTTTTCCTTCTTGATTTGCTCGCCGTTCGACGTCGTGTCCACCTTCGACTTCTGCCGCTTTTGCTTATTGGCGAGCGTGCGTTGCTCGACTTCGCGTTCGAATTCCTTCATCCGTACGCGGCCGCGCTTCGCCATGTACACTTCCTCGAGCGTCTGCCCGGTCCGTTCGGCGATCTCCTCATACTCCTCGCGGTAGTCCTCGATGTCGGCGAAGAACGGGTCAGCCTTCAAGGCCGCGACCTCTTGGCCGTATTTCAGCTTCCGGATCTCGCGCTCTTGCGCCTCCAGTCGGCGCTGTTGCGCGATCTGCGCTTGCGCTTGCTCCGGCGTTATGGCGCCGTTGCTCGCCTTCGAGATACGCTGCGCCTCTGCGGCGTCCAGGCGCTGCTGCAGGACGTCCAAGTCCTCCACCCCGACAAGCTTCATCAGCTTATCGGCTGTGTCCGCTTTCTTCCGCAGCTCATCCATTTGCGCTTGCAAACGTCTGCGCTCGGCGATTACGGCCTTAGCGGTCGGGTTGTCCTTCTGGGCGCCCTCCTTGCCCGCCTTGCTGTTCTCCTTGCCGTCGTCAGACCCCGAGTCGCCGTCAGAATCGTCGTCTCCCGCGTCGTCGTCGCTGCCGGCATCGTCTCCATCGTCGCCGTCATCCGAGTCGTCAGCGTCGTTATCCGCGCCGTCCTCGTCGTCGCCAGTGTCGTCGTCCCTTTCATCCACTTCGATGTCATCGAGCTCGTCGTCGGCGTCCATTGCGGCGCCGCCGTCGGAGTCGTCAATCTCAAAGGTTTGCCCGTCGACCGTAGCCGACTTGGCGAAGAGCTGCAGGTTTAACATCAGCGGGAAAAGGAACTTCCTTTGATTCGTGATCATACGTGAAACCTCCATTCGCCCTTTACGCGGGGCACTCGAAATGCGATCTTTCGCCGGGATCGATGACCGGGATGATTTGGGCGGCCTTTACTGGCCGAGACGCCGCTCTAGCCTGCGGCGGAAGGCATATAAAAAGCACCCACGGAGGTGGGTGCAGGGTTAATCGTCGCTGATGATGTATTGCAGCGGTATGAGTTCCTTGGTCGTCTTTACTCGACCACAACGTGAGCATGTTCGCGTCTCCTGAAGCACACTGTGCATCACTGTCGGTTCTTCAGGATCGGGAGTGAGTGGCTCGAGTACGAAGTGACGGCGGTCTTCATGGCCGAAGATGCAGAACAGGCGCTTCATTCGTTCCGCGCGATCGCCGCGTTCGCCCACATGACGGCTTCTTCGAGCTTCGTGTACGCGAGCGACTGCTCCCGCGACTTCGGCGCGAGCTCATCGATCAGATACGCCAGCTCCTTCGCCTTCTCACGGATCGCGGTGTACTTCTCCGGTTGGCCCGGCTTCGGCGCGTGGTAGCGGAAGTTGTTCTCGATAGTTTGATTCGCCTCACGAACTGGCTTCTTATTCCACGGTTGAAAACCGTTGATCGTCTTCAGTAGGTTCGCGGGAACGCCGTCGAAGGTGACCGATCGATCGTCGATCTGAATGATTGCAGGTGGCTTCTCGCCCGTAACGTCGTCGACCTCGATTCCATGCTTGCCTAACCACTCACGGATCGCGTCAATGCCACCATCCTGGTAACAGCGCGTCGATACGACCACCACCGTGTAATGCTGGCGGATTTCAGCGATCGCCTCCGCTATCCCCTGAACCGGGCCGTCCGGTATCACGTCCGCGCCCTTCCAACCGCTCGTGTAGCTATGAATGACGCCGTCAAAATCGAATATGACCGTTGGTTTCTTCACTCAAATCCTCCTATAGGAGCGCGAGCGTCCCGCGCGCCAGCTCCCGTAATTGTTCTTCCGACGCACCGTTGAAGAACGACACGTTTCTCGCTTTCAGATATGCCCGCAGCTGCTTCACGTCCGCCGTCTCCACATCGATCGGTGGCTGCCCGTCGTCGTCCAGCGCTTCTGGCGTGTCCAGCGCACTGATCGTCAGCACCTTGTACCCGCGGGGCCGTGGCATAAGCCACAGCAGCCGCGGCCGCTCGCAATCTGGGCACATCGCCCGGGCAAACCACTTCGCATTTCCGCCGTACAGCTTCGGGTCATTCGTTCCGAGCGCTTGGCGCTGGTTCATCAGCGGCGGCCGTATGTCCGCCGGCGTGAACGTGTGTGAGCAACACATCGTCGTGCCCATGTGTTGGGTCATCTTCGAAACAACTCCTCCTGGATATATTCCTTCATCACGAGCGTCGTCGGCCCCGAGTAACCGCAGGACGGGCACGTCGCAATCCGTTCTTTCCCCCAGCTCCCCTTGCGGCCGTTCCCGCGCAGGGCGATCTTCTCACAGCTCGGGCAGATCGGATGCTCGACGTACTCCGGAAGCCTTTCAGCGCCGCCGATCATGGGATGTGCCATCGCATGCCGCTGCCAATCCTGCAGCCCAATCCTCGTCGTGAGCACCATCACGCAACACCCCCGATCTGCGGAGCCGCCGGTGCTCCTGCCGCTGTCATACCGCCAATCTGCGGGTTAGGAGGCGCGGTACCAGGCATGCCCGCCGGCATTCCTCCCTGAAGAGCAGCGAGCGCTTGCTGAATTGAGGCCTGCACCATCTCCTGAACTTGGTTGCGGTCCATTGGCGGCTCATCCTCAACCGGCAGTCCTACGTATTCCTTAAGCAGCCTGCGCCCTTCCTGCGGCGTTACAAGCTTCGAAGCCAGTGCCTCCTTGATGACCGTGTACACGAACGCTTTGTTCTGCGGCATACCGGCGCCGACGGTCACCGTGACGTTGAGCGCAATCTTCTGGGTCATCGTTTGGCCTTTCTCGTTTCTGAGCGGCATGAACTGCGGCACGCCCTCAGCTTCCGGAAACTGCGACGCGAACGTCTGCTGGTACGATTCGGAGGCCGGAATCAGCCGCGGGATGTTCATCAGATCGCTCGGCCGGAAGAAGTCGTATTCCCCGGGCTTCTCCGTCAGCTCAAAGAACTGCTCCTCAGTCCAATGCATCATGCAGAGCTCGAGGCAATACGTGAACACCTCGGCGAGCGTCTCCTCGAGCAGGATCTTCGAATGGTTGACGCCGCTATTTGCGCCCTGTTGGAGCGAGAGCGCCTCCGTCGCCGTATCCACGCCCTGCGATTTCACGCCGGTCTGCTGATCGCCGAAGCGGCTCACGATCTGCCGCTCAATCCCGAGTGCCGTATCGCGTCTACGGAAGATGTATTCCGGCATCGTCGGCGGGTTCATCCATTCGATGCCGTTCATGTCGGCGGTAGGAATAGCAAGCCCCGGCTCGTTCGTCAATTTGTCGGGATCAATCCCGGAGTCGATTGACACCTTCCGCTGCGGGTTACCCGTCAGCCGTGCGTTATACCGGGTCTGATCGTCCAGATCATCGATGAGATCCTGAGTCGGGATCAGCAGCTCCGCGCCGCCTTTCGCCCACACCGTGCCCTCGCGGTACATGTCCGGCGTCACGAAGTACGGATAGCGCTCATCCGGGAAAATCCGCTCGCCTGCCTCCTCCTCTTCCTTCTTCGTATCGCGCAGGATGACGCCGCAGCCGGACATCTCAACGAGGCGGAGCCGCAGCTCGCCGTCCTCGTCCTTGTAGCGCGTAAATACGAACATGTGCAGGTAGCTGTCGCGGCTGATTTCGTCCGTCTCGCCCTCGTCTTCACCGAAGATGAACTCGGACTCCGCCGGATGGTAGCCCGGCTCGATCGCGGCCGCCAGCTCCTCGCCGTATTTCTCGCGGGCGTAGTTGATGGAACGGTTCACCCACTCGCCGGCGAAGCGCCCTTCCTGAATCCGATATACGTCCGTAATCGTCGGATCGAAGAAAACGTACGCCGGATTGCAGGGCTCGATAACCGGCAGCCCCCAGCCGTCCAGACAGTCCGGATCGAACAGTACTCGGAAGATGCCCGTGCCGAACTTCTTGCGCCGGCGTTCGTGCACGTCGAGCTTCCGCCGCATCTTGTTCTGCTCCTTCACGAAATCCATGACCGCCACGGCTCGGTCGCGCCACGGCTTGTCGCTCGGACCGCGCGGCTTTGCCTCGATCGCGATGTTCTGTTCGACCAGGTACGCCACTTGCCCCTCGACGTTGGCGTTCACGATGTTCGTGTTGCTCGCAGGATCCGTGTCGCTCTCCGGCGGGTTCGCCTCGCCTTCCCAGTAAAGGTCGATCGATTCCCATTTTTCGAAGAGGCCGCGGTTCTCCTTGTCCTGCCACGAGCTGCGGAACCAGTCGATGAACTTGTCGGCTTCTCGGATCTCCTCTTCCGACATGATGTCGTAGCGGCGTTTGTCGGTCCGGTCGTTCGTCTGGAATGGAAATTCATCTTCTAATTCGAAGTCAGCCAAGCGTTACACCTCCAGTTCGTCTTCCTGCTTGCGCGTCCGGCCCCGCGGCTTCACCGGCTCGTATAGCCCGCGTTTCGTCGTGAAGTCGTCATAGCGCACGTCGTACGGCCGCATCGGATTCCGCAGGCTCGGCCGCGTGCGCTTTACCTTGATTGTTTTCTTCTCTTTGTGGTGTGGCTTACGCCTGATACTGAAACCCCTCGATTGGAGGAAGAGTGCGACGACCACAGCGAACGTCAGCACCGTCAGGATGTCACGTACGATTTCGGTCACCGGTCGTCACTCCTTTCGCAAACGTGGCTATGAAGCCACAGCCGTTGCAGCGGTGATGCTCCATGCGCGTCGGCTTCATGCCTTGACTCTTCCAATGCGGATAGCCGAGATCCGTGCGCGCGGGCGTCCACTCCTCGCCGCCGCACATCGGGCACTTCGTCTTCCCTTGCTCCATGCTCATCGAATCCTCCTCGGTCCGTCTTCCAGATACGCAGCCGCGCCGCTCATCGGTTTGATCCGCTCAACATCGAGCATGTTCTCGGCCCCGCCGCTGTGCAGGAACCAATGTGACTGCGTCATCTCCCGAAACAACTCCTCGAGCGGTCGTTCGCTCTCCACGGTCGCCGTCCGGCCAGACTTGTAAATCAGCTGCACCTTACTACGCATCACTTCACCTTCCGGATCTCAAATTTGTTCACGCCCAAATCCTCGAGTTCGCCCGGCGTGTAGAAGTTACCCGGCAGTTCTTCCTTCTTGCCGGGTACAAAGCGAAACATCATGCGCTTGAGCGCTTGGCTCGCCGCGTCTACTTCATCGTCGTTTGCCACCTTAGGGAAGCTGGCGAACACGTTGATGAACGAATCGACCCACGGCGCGATCGCTGGATGCGGCAGGAACACGTTGCCGCTCTCAACCTCCGGCGCGACGGCATTCGCCCGGGCGATCTTGCCGCCCTCAGGTTCCACCGGCACGAGCCCGCCGATCTTGCGCCGCAGCATCTGGATGACCGCCGAACCATTCGCTTTGTCCTCGATGAGCTTCAGCGTCGCCTTCGGGTGCTTCGCGGTCATCTTCACGATCGCTTCCATCGTTTTGATGATGTCGGCGTGGTCCTTGAACTGATCGAGCAGGAATTTGTCCGCCTGCAGGCGCGCCCACACCTGCCCGACGACGTAGTCGTTATCCTTGTCGTCCTTAAACGCGCAGTCCCAAGACTGCAACTGCTCGTCGAATTTCCCCGGCAGCGGCACTGGATGGATCTGCTGATAAGTCCCGTCCGGCAATTTGACCTCGACAGGCGGCAGCGGGCGATCCGGGTAATGCCAGTACCGCCACCACCAACGTTTGAATGTTCCGCCCTCGGCCGCGGACGGGTCCTGTTCGTACTGCGCCGAATAGTTGTACGAGCCGAGCGCGCGCTTCAAAGCTTCGAGCTCTGGCTTGCCCTCGCGTTCCGGCCAGAGGATGTCGCCCTTCTCGCGGATCTTCATCCGCCCGCTGACCGGGAAATGGATGACGGTCCGCTTCGACACCTCCGCCGGCAGCTGCAGGTGCTCATAGCCACCAGCCTCGATGATGTGGCCGGAGAGGTCTTTCTCGTGCAGCCGCTGCATGACGACCACGATCACGCCTGTCTTCTTGTCGTTGAGACGCGACGGCAGCGTGCGTCGGAAGTATTCGATGACGCCGTTCCGGATCGTCTCCGAATCGATTTCCTCCGGGTTATGTGGGTCGTCCACGACGATGAAGTCGCCGCCCTTACCGGTGATGGTCCCGCCTATGGACGTCGCCACCATAACGCCATTCTTGTTGTTCTGGTACTCCGTCTTCACGTTCTGATCGCCGAGCAGAAAGAACTTGTCGCCCCATTTTCGCCGGTACCAATCACTCTGCAGGATGAGGCGGCGGTCGACGGACAGCTTCGTCGAGAGCGACTGCGCGTACGACGTGAACAGCCACTTCGTCTCCGGCCGCTTCGCCCATACCCACGTCGGCCACGAAACGCTTGTGATGATCGACTTCATGTTCCGCGGCGGAAGGTTGATCAGCAGCCGCTTGATTTGGCCGACGGACGCCGCCTCCAGATATTCCGAGATGCAGTCGATGTGCCAGTTGTGCAAGTAATCAGCCGGGTCGATGATCGGCCACGCCTGCCGTGTGTAGACGCTGAGCGATCGCTCGAGTTCCTCGGTACCCTCGTCGCTCTGCGTGACGCGGGCTTTCTGCCTGATATGGTCGTACAGGTGAGCGAGGTTCACATCTGCGTCACCTCGCTTTATGAAGCGTCATATTTCCGCAATTCGATCGACCGATCTCCGGCCCGTTTTTTGAAATAGGTTGGATCGGCTTCATACGCTTGTTGTCGCTCCAAAACTTCGATGAACCTCGGCTTTCTCCATTCCATCGAAGGATTTAAAACTGGTCGCGGGACAGCGTTCGGTGAATACAACCAATCGAATACTGAAGCATTTTCCGTCCTGAAGCCCAGAACCCAATAGCGCTCCTTTATTGCTTCGTACCTTTCTTGCGTCATCATCCCCATCACCTGCCCCCGAGCTTCGCCTTGATCTCCGCCAGATCCACTTTGATGATGTCGGCGTACTTAATGTTCGTCGCGTTCACCTCTTGGATCGTGCGCTGGTACTCGCGCTCCCGAGCCTCGCCCTCGTTCATGGTGTACGCGAGCAGCATGATGAACAGGGCAGCGAATACGCCTTGCTTGATCAATTTATCCCATGCAATCTTCTCCACGTCTCTCCCCTCCCCTTAGCCGGCGACGCCGCGCAGCTGCTGTTCGACGATGCGCTGCAGCCGCGGATTAGCGGCGACCTCCGCCATTGCCAGGTCAAACGCCTCCGGCGACTTTCGCTGAAAGATCTCCATGAAGTTGTCCATGAACTCCTTGACCAAATTGAACGTGAACGCCTTCTCCCGAAGGTCCACGAGGAACTTGCTGTTCTCGCGCAGCTCGCGGTTAAGCGCGGTGATCTGAATCACGTTCCGTCGCATGTCGTCGAGGAACGCCGCGCGCCAGTTGTGGAGATGATCCGGGTCCATCCCGTTAGCCTTCATGTGCTCGACGAGCGCATCCATACGCCTCTCGAACATATCCGGCGCGCCCACAATGGAGTCGAACCGATCGACAAGCACCGAAGTAAGCTTGTATTGAAGGTTGATAACATCCAAATCCCTCTCGACGGCCTGTTCAACCAAAGCCGGGCGCCGGCGCATGACAGCCTCCTTATCCTCCGGCTCGCCGCCGGTTTCCTCCCGGTATGCTTCCAGCGATTTCAGATAGCGATCAACGGCCATGTGGCTGATTTTCGTCTTTGCTTTCTTGCTCAGGATCGGAGCGATCGCCCTCGCCGACTTCCCCTCGGCCACGAGACGAGCGACGTCCGCCTGTAATTTCAACGCCTCGATTTTCGACGGCTTTGCCAAATTCCCCCTCCTCGATCCGTAACGTTACCCGTCACGTTACGACAAATAAAAACGTGACAGTCATACCGACCACTTCACAAAAATGTGATTGTGGCGCGGATTTTGACTGTCACGTTTGTAACGTTACACTATTCACTTAATGACGATGTGGGGGACAAAAAGGCATCATTTACTCTTATACTTACGATACTGCCTTATCAGATTAGCAATAGATTCTCCAATCGCGTTTGTTTTCTCTGATAACGAATCCTTTATGTAATTATGTATTAAGTCAGCTCTCTCGTTAGGTGAGGCTTCGGCGTATTCACTACCCTTTACAAACTCTTTGAGCAAGTTAACTCGTTGGAAAAAATCATTTACATGGGTATATACGTCCTCATTTATTTTAGCTGCTACGATCCTTTTTTCGTCGGTCTGTGCTTCTAATCTTCTAAAACATGCACGTAGAGTTGTTCCATTACTACCTTCACGAATTAGTTCAGCAGCAAGCTCTATACCGTACAGTTCGTCAATTAGGTAATTCAGAAGGTCGTCAGCTAATTTCCTCTTTTCAGGGTACTCTTTCAAAAACTCAGTTCTACGTTGATTTGCTAATGTCATTTGTACGCCTGCCAGTGTAAGACCACCACCAATTATAGCCCCTATAAAAGCGAGAAAATCCCACCCGAGCATGCTGTATTGTTTAAACATTACGCCCACGAACATAAACATAAGAGCTATAACGCAAATACATCCCGCACCAATGAAGACAATTTGCATCCACTTAATAATTTTTTCTTCCATAACGCAACCTACCTACCCGAAAGTTTTGCACTTTCTTCCTCCAATTTTTTACTCAGCTTAGAAAATTCATCGTGGAATATTTCGATATCCTTTTCGCGTATATAATTCTTATCAATTAAACGGATGAACAAGGAATAATAGAGAAGATAGTAACTAAGAGGGTATAGTTCAGCCTCACGACCAGTTTGTTTTGAATATTCAATTACTCTTTCCGTAGTTTTCTCCCATTCCTTATAGGCACTCTCGAAAACAGTATTGTACAGGTTTTTTTTAAACTCATATTTCTTTGTTCTCCAAGTGATAAAATAATTACCTGTGATTGTAATTAGGGCTACGAGGAGAGTTCCACAAACTGAAATAATCACTGTTTGGTCTATACTCTGTCCGTCAATGCTCAATGTACTTCCTCCAATCTTTAAACTCTGTAACAAAAATAACAGCTTATTCCAAAAGGAACAAGCTGCTAACCTTTGCATATTCAATTTTTTCTGCCGCTCGCTCCAGAAACGTGTGCACCGTGCTCCTCCCGAGGTGAAGTTCCTGGGCGATGCCGTATTCGCTCATGCCGTCCACGTGGTACATCATGAAGCATTGCCGTTCCCGTGGCGACAGGTCGCGCATCGCCTCCTCGATCCGGAAGCGCTCGTCTGCGGTCAGCTCGCGTGTCTTCTCGCGCTCCACGGTCCACCCGGACGGTGAATGGTAGCGGTCGATCCATTGCGGGTCCCACGCGCGCTCGTAACGCCTCTCTACGCCCCTCAGTTGCCCGGGCTTGCGGCCGGTCTCCAGCCACTCGAGAATGTATTCCACGTCGCCCAGCATCTCGCCGAGCCGTTCCTTCTCCGCCTTCTCCTGTGTCCGCTCGCGGGCCTGTGTCAGCGCCTTACGCGTCGCCCTGTATGCCGGTATCAAGTCGAGTACCGACTCATTCCAATGCCCGATAGCCATCTTCCCCGACCTCCTGATATAATGGTTTCAGGAAGTCTGCCTATGTCCCGCGCCGCTCCCCAGCTGATGCGGGATTTTCTTATGGGTAAAGGAGCAATACACCATGATCTTGACCACTCACGACCAGCTCGGCGATGCGATGCGACTAAGCCGACGGGTCTCCGTTTATTCGTATGATGGCGATGAGCGGATCCTTGAAGCCCGCGGCATCATCATCAGCTTCGACCAGGACACCGTCTCCGTGCTCGATGATCGGCACGGTGTATATAATTTCATCAGATCGAATGTTGAATTGCGACTTGTTCCAAAAGCACGGCGCTTAAATTAACTCTCTAGGTGGTGTTCGAATTGAAGGTTAGATCTAACCTGAAGACAATTGTTGATTCAAAAAGTCTTTCAATCCGAGAAATCGCACGCGACATTGATTACCGATTTGAATCTGTGCGTCAACTTTACAATAATGAGATGGAGCGCGTACCGTTGGAACTTCTGACGAAATTGTGTGCTTATTTACAGGTGACACCGGGAGAAATTCTCATCCTTGAGTCAGAATAAAAATGTAGGTTGGCCCTCCGAAGAGGGCCATTCTTTTACAATGCAATTCCCAACCGTTCGTGAAGAAGAGGCGCCACTTTCTTCTGCCAGTCTTCCAGATCCACCAGCCGGGCCGTTACCTCCGCTAACGTCGTTGCTGCTTCCGCATCAGCATCTCGTGCAGCTTCAACAGCCTCTTCTGCTCCTCCCGCAGCCGGATCCGCTCCGGGCTCGGACGGTACCACCGGAAACGTCGCCTCCGCGGCCGCAGCAGCCTCCTCAACGCGGTCCATCTGCGCCTTCACCGCAGCCTCCGTTACGTCTTCCTCGGCCGGTTCAGAAGCTTTCTCCGCGCTAGGGAGCGGCGGCACATCCAGCGGCTTCACGGCGCTGCCGAACTTCTCCGAAAGTCTCCGGTTAATGAATTCCATCCGCTCGCGATCGCGCCGCGCCTTCTCGTCTTCGGAGAGCGCCGGCAGCGTCGACGTCAGCTGCAGACCGCCCACCGACGGCTTGTTCGATTTGAACGATTGGAGCATGGCCTCGAGCTCGTTGATCTGGTTCTCCAGCGACTTGACCGTGCCGCGGAGTCGCTCCGCCTCCTGCTCTGCCGCCTTCTGCGCGACCTGTGCCTCCTCAGCCATCCTGGCTGCGTTGTCGCGCTTCTGGAGGGCGTCGTCTCGCTCGAGTTCCAAGTCGTAAATCCGGGTCGTAAATGCCTCGTTCGCCTCGTTTACCTTCTCGCAAATCGTTTCGAGGTCTTCGAGCTTCACCTCGGCCTCTTCAGCCCGGATCCGCATCTCCGTGATCGCCGTTTCGTACTCCTCCGCACGCTGCCGGTACCCCTCCTGTTGCTCCGCCAGCGCCGCGATCCGCTCCGCGTCCTTCACCGCAATCACTTGCCGCAGCAAATTTTCGATTTCGGCGTTCGCTCCCTCAACGCCCCAGCGTACGTCGTAGTCGTGCGGCAATGCTACCGATTGTTGTTCCACCGTCTCGCTCACGTTTTCACTCTCCCAATCTTTAATTGATCGACTGCGTCCTTCCCGATCGGCGGCTCCGTGTAGAGGAGAATCATGCCGACCACTCTTCGATGCCTGACCAAGAAGATCGTATTGCCGCCCAGGTAAACATGCTCGCTCTCCCAATATTTATCGAGCCTGTTTATGTCCACCTCCCCACGCTCCTTTGTGCTATGATGGTTTTGGGAATTTCTTGCCCGGCCGCGTGCCGGGCTTTTTCTATACAAGCTGCAGTTCCAGCTGATGTTGCCCACCGTATGGGACGTTTTTGCATAGCTCCGGAAGGTTCGCGCGGACCAAGTGCTCAGCAAACGGCGGTGGGACCGAGTTTCCGCAGCGCGCGACCTGCGCCGACTTGGGATAATGCTTTCCGTCCGCGTCCCGATCGATGATGTACTCTTTCGGAAAGCCCTGCGCCGCAAAGAGCTCGTGCGGCTCAAGCATCCGCATACCGATATCGACGATCGCGTAATCTTGGCCGTGCACTGTGACAAGTCCGAAACGATCCTTCGTCGGGATCGTGTGCAGTGGCTCCGTAAGTTCCTGCCCCTCTCCGGTGCCGTAATATTTCATCAGGAACGTCCTTACCTCGCCGAAGTGCTGACCGCCCGCCGTGATGGTCTGCAACGGATCTGCGACTGACTGTCCGATGTTCGTGCCTTTCATCTTGACGAGGTGACTCGTGACGAGTCCGTATCGATTCGAAGTGTCAAGTGTAAGGATCGGCCGGTCTAGCGACTGTCCGCGCGCGTCGTGGGCGGCAGTCTCGCTGTGGTACTGCGCGAGGAAGGCGGCGACAACCGCATGCTTCTGCCCGCCAGCGACGACCGTTCCTAGCGGCTTCTCTATATCGATTGCTCGCGGTTGCTGTCCCTTCCGCTCACCGTAGCCTGTTTGCACAAGAGTTGCCGAGACCAAACCCATCGCGTGTGCCGCACCTGCCGGCCTCGCGCTGCCCGCGCCGCTCGTGATGGTGTGGAGCGGTTCGTCTACTGCATGTCCTGTTGCGCCTCCACGAAACTTCGTTATGTGCGGAGTGATCAGCAGGTGCTCTGCCTTCGTCGTGATCGTCGTCAGCGGTTGGTCAATCGGATACTGCAATCGATCTCCCCCGAACCCAACCTGCCCGATCCGTGCAATGAACGGCCTAGGGTTGTTGATGACGAATTTCATAATGCCCCGGGCAATACGTCGCTTCGTATTCTCCGCCAGCGGCCGTCTCCTCTCGAAAATACTCGGACATTCAATCGACCAATCGATGATCTCCGACGCCGGTACCCAAGGCTTCAACTTCTTCCTCTTCACCTCCGGGCTGTTCGGATCGCCGTGCGTCGGCTCCGGCCAGACGATCGGACGTCCGTCGCACCGGGCGATCAGGAAGAACCGCTTACGGATCGTCGGTGCACCATAGTCGCACGCGCGCAGCTCACGCCAGTCCACCTCGTATCCTAGCCTCTTCAGGGCGTTTACAAATGCTTGGAACGTTCGGCCTTTCTTGTCCGGATCCGGCATGCCGTCTTTAAGTAGCGGCCCCCAGGTCTTGAACTCCTCGACGTTTTCGAGCATGATCACCCGTGGTCGCACCGTCGCCGCCCAACGCACAGCGACCCATGCAAGGCCGCGAATGCCTTTCTCCTTCGGTTTGCCGCCCTTCGCCTTGCTGAAATGCTTGCAGTCCGGGGAGAGCCAGCAAAGTGCCACCGGCTGCCCGCGCGTTACTTTTCTAGGGTCGACTTCCCATACCGATTCGCAATAATGCTCCGTATGTGGGTGGTTCGCCTTGTGCATTGCGATCGCATCCGGATCGTGGTTGATTGCTATATCCACGCTGCGCCCTATCGCGAGCTCAATGCCGGTGCTGGCACCTCCGCCGCCGGCGAAGTTATCGACGATCAATTCCCGAAGCAGTTGCTTCACCCGCCCCACTCCTCTCTTCAATCCCCTATGAACACTCGACCAACCGGCACCCGCTCGATGTCATCCACTTCCGCGGGGCTCACGACGTACGCTCGATCGTCGATGATGATTGTCTGCTCCTCGCCCGGCCGCAGCGACGCGAGGTGCTCCGTCAGCTTCTCGTATTCAATCGCCTTTTTCAGAATCCCCATGGTACCCTCCTGATACGGAGAGGCGTCTTACGACGCCGTCCCCATCTGCTTCGTTACGAGCCCTTTGTATTTGTGCCATGCGCTCTGCAGCACGCTGCTGGAGACGCCTTGCGTCTTAGCGACTTGCACCCACGACAAGCCGTTTTCTTTCTTCTCGCGGAGGATTTCCGGGAAATCGAATGCAATCTCCGGGAACTTCGGCTTCTCCTCGATGATGTACTGCTCGATTTTCTGGCGATCGGCTACGTCGTTGACGGCGACGTTCCCCTCTGCATCCCCGTCTTCGTCTTCTTCATCGCTCGCAAAGTCCATGTCGTCGTCGAGCGGACCGTCATTCCCCCAATCGGCTTCTTCGCTCTCGTCCGGCGTTTCCTCGGTTCCCGATTCGTTCGCCTCGACAGCATCCGATGCGTAGTCCTCCTCGAGCAGGTCCCCCTCCTCGGGTTCCTCCGCCGGCTTCCTCACCGACTCGACGACGCCGTTCGAAGCGATCGTGCCGCTGACTCCCGGCCGCGCCGGCTCCGTCGACGGGAACTCGAGCTTCATCTGCGGATCCCCGATGCTCACGATGACCATGTCGTCGATGTTCTCCATGAGGAACCCGATACTACCGAGTGCCGATTTATTGTCGAGCTCCAGCTTCACCACCGTCTTCTTGCCGTTGAATTTCACGTCCGCCAGCGTTGCATTGAACTTTGCGTAATCGCTCATGCTCCCTCTCCCTTTGCTCTTTTGGTTTTATTCGACCGCGGCCGCTTGGCCGACGGATTTCGAATCGCCTGAATGACTTCCAGCTGAAACTTCGTTAGCTGCTGCGCGTGCGGTCCGTGCAGCGCCCGCGCGATCTGTGCGAGCACATAGGCGTCGGTCACGTTGTTGCTGTCATGCTGGAATCCCCAACGCTTGTACACCTCAACGGCGATTTGTTCCTTGGCGGCGTTCCCCTTCGCCCCCGTGAACTTCTTCAGCGCGGACGGCGCCGCTTCGCTGTACGTCATCTTCCGGTTGTGCAGCTGCGTCCGGATGCCCCACCCGATGCCGCCGAGGAGCACTGCCTGCTGACTGGCGAAACCGAACCCCTCGATCAGGATCCGGTCGTCAGGCTGCAACTTTGTGATGACCGCCCGGATCAGCAGGAACATGTGCTCCGCGTCCGGTTGCCGGCCGTTTAGGCCGACGTCAATCTCTTCCTCGAGAAGCACGTTGCCGGCTGCGTCCAGCGCCACGATCCCGGTCTTCGTCGACGGGTCGATTCCCACATAGCGAGCCGTCATTGCCCCACCACCTGCTCCATCTGGATGTGAGGGACGAAGCGTTTGACTGTGATCACGAACTCCGCGACGCCTTCGGCTATCTCCTCTGGATCGAGCTCGGTCCCGAACTCCGTCATGATTTCTTGCTGCGTCGGTACCCGGCCGCCAAACATGTACGACTGCTTCATGTGCTCGTAGACGTGCCACCGATTACGCCGCCGCTTCATCGCGCACCTCCATCCATCCGAGGCCCTGCATGACCGGATATAACCGTAGCCATGCCGCGATCACTTCGCGCTCGGAATAGTACGACCGCCGCCCGAACGGCCGGCCCTTATATCGCAGCTTCCACCTGCGTCCCTTGTTCGCCAATGGTTCTCCCTCCCACGTAAAGGTCTGAAAACCGCCCGTACTTCTTGTTGAACACGAGCTCCACCGTCCCCACCGGACCGTTCCGCTGCTTCGCGATGATGACCTCGACCACGTTTTTCTTGTCGGTCCCCTTGTCGTAATAGTCGTCCCGGTACAGGAACGCCACCACGTCGGCCGTCTGCTCGATTTCCCCGGATTCCCGAAGGTCTGAGAGCATCGGGCGCTTGTCCTGCCGCTGCTCGACGCTGCGGCTCAGCTGACAAAGCACGATGACCGGGATGTTCAGCTCCTTCGCGAGGTTCTTCAGCTCGCGGACGTTCTCCGAAACGACGTCGTAGCGGCTCATCCCCCGCTGGCCGGTGATCATGCCGAGGTAATCGACGATGATGTACTTTAAGCCTCGTTCCCGACGGATCTTCCGTGCCTTCGCCTTGATGTCGGCCACCGTCTGCCCTGCGCCGTCGTCGATGACGAGGTTCATGTCGCTGAGTCGACTGAGAGCCATCGTGTACTTCTCCCAATCGTCGGCGACCATCATGCCGCTCGTCAGGTTCCGCTGATCGATCTTCGCCTCGCTGGAGACCATCCGGCCGACTAGTTGCTTCGCCGGCATCTCGAGCGAGAATATCGCTCCGGCCTCGCCTGGCACTGTCGATTTAAGCTCGGCGTCATACTTCAGGCTGATGTTCTTGGCGACATTGAGCGCGAACGCCGTCTTGCCGACCGACGGCCGCGCCGCGACGATGATCAGGTCGCTGTCTTGAAACCCTGCGGTCATCATGTCGAGGTCGTGGAAGCCGCTCGCGAGTCCCGAGACGCCCGTCGTCCCTGCCGCGTTGTAGCGCTTCTCGAGCTCGTCGTGATAGCCCATCAGTGCGTCCTTCATGCTGTGCAGCGTGTCGAGCTTCACCTGCGACTCGTTCAGCTTGCCGATCATCTCCTCGGCCCTGCCGATCGTCTCCCGGATCTCTTCCGGGTCGCGCAGCCCCCGAGCCGCTTGTAGGCTCGCCCCGACCTTGACCGCGGTTCGGAGTACGGCCAGCGTCCGAATCTGTTCCGCGTAGTACGTCACGTTCGCCGCCGTCGGGATGGATGACACCACTTCCATGAGCCGGGACACCGTGTAGCCGAATTTCCCGAGTGCCGGCGTCAGCAGCGAAAGGTCGACTTTCTTCGGGTCATCTTGCCAGACGCTGTACAAGTGCTCGCAAAACTTGCTATTTCCGACGTGGTAAAACTGCTTCGGTTTGAGCCCGAATTCGATGAGTTCGCCGATGCAGTTCGGATCGAATACCATGCAGCCGATCACGTGCTCCTCCAGCTGCGTGTCAAAGGGCAATGTCATTTCGTCGCTCATGGTTCACCTCATGGACCTGCCGACGCGAGCAGGCGCCGCTTCCGCTCTTCCTCGACCCTGCGTTTGAGCGCCTCCTGTTCGGCAAGTAGCTGCCGGGTTTCGTCCGGCGTGTAATTCACTTTCCCGGAAGGTTGCTGCGGTTGGAATGTCGACCTCGTTCTGTACTCCGGACCCTGTCCCGGGGCGACCGACGGAAGGGCTGGTACCTGTGCGTCGGTTTGGGACCCTTGTGCAAGTGCTCCACTCCATGCTTGCTTGATAGCCCGTTTGTAGTACATGAACGTGCTCGGCGGATCGAACCGCTCGCCTTCCCGTTGTTGCTTATCTGCGTAGATGGTTTTCATGGCCGATATGATAAAGTCCGGCGGTATTCCGGAGGTCAGGAAGCTGTGGATCAACGTCCGCTCCTCGTCCTTCATCCGCAGGCTGATCTTGTTGTGCAGTTCGCAATAGGCGTCGATCACCTGGAGGATCGGGCTCTTGGGTTCGGAATCGGGAATCTCTGAAATCAGTTCGTCTGGGAGATTCATAGATTCCGGAGCGCAAGCGACCGACCCATCGTCGGTAGTAATAGTATTAATTCTTAATTCTTTTTGTTTATATCCATCGACTGTTACTTGTAACGTTTCCTGACTGTTACCCCTAATCGCATTGATGCCCTGAAAATGTTGATACAACGCGGTTTTTTCCGTTTCCTGACTGTTACCCCATCCGTCATTTTGACTGTTACCCATAACAGTGTTTTCGTGTTGGTAAATCGACCAGTTTTTTAAGGTGATCAAGGTGTATCCCCGGCCTCCATCGCCCCGACTGATCGAGATCATTTGCTTTGCTTCCAACCACCCGAGAATGCTGTCGATAGTTTTCGGATTCGGCTCTTTCCAAGACCGCCCCTCGTACCATCCGATCCCCTTCGCGATGCTCCTCACGCTCGTCAGGTGCTGCCCAGGTAGGAGCCTAAACGAGGTTCCATCGCGCATGGGGATGCTCCCCTCCTCGTGGTTCACCTTGTACTTTAGGTACTGCCACACGCGGTGGTAGAGGGGCGGCATGAGCCATATGTCGCTGTCGAGTTCCTTCCGGTGATCTTTTATGTACCCGGCCACCCATCACCACCCCGCGTTAAATTGGAATAATTTTCGTGGTCCTCGTTGAACAGTGAACGATATGCAGCTCGCCGGCGAGCGCCTTGATCACGAGCCAGTTATCCGGGTTTAGACGCATCGCGGCGATCGCCAGTTTCTGCTTCCGTGTCGGATTCGTGCCCTGCTTCATCCCGCCGACGCCCCTTTCGGTTCGTATCGGTTCTCCATCGGCAACAGACTCGCGTACTCCGGCGCCCACTTCGGCGGCCCGAACCTCTTCAGGTAGCCGAGAACGTTTAACCAGTCGTCGACCGGCCACTCCGCGTGCATCGCCTTCAGTAGCTCGTAGCAGCCGTATACGTCGTTCAGCGCCCGGTGGGCGCCGTTCAGGGGGATGTCGTAACGCCGGCACATGTCCTCCAGCTTATGCGGATAATAATGGCGGTCCCTCGCGATCGTGAGCGTGTCGAGGAACGGGTTGCTAAACGTCTTGCCTGCGAGCCGATCCATCGCGTAATGCAGGTAGGAAAGGTCAAACGCCGCGTTGTGCGCGACGAGGGTGCTGCCGAGAATCATGCGGTTCAGGATCTGGAACGCCGTCTTTTCGTCCATGCCGCCGAGCATCATTTCCGTCGTGATGCCCGTGAGCTCCGTAATTTTTTCCGGGAGCCCGCCGGCGAAGTCCGGCTGATGGACGATCGTGCTAAACTCGCCGACCACGTGGCCGCCGCGGATCCGCAGCGCCGCCATTTCGATCACGCGGTCCTTGCCGGCGAATTCGAAGCCCGTTGTTTCGAAGTCGAAGATCGTTATGTCATTCAGAAGCGACATCGTCGGTCACCTCCAGCAAACCGTGATTTTCGTGAACGTTGCCGATCACTTCGAGCTTGCATCCTCGAAACAAGAAATCTTTTATCGCATGTTCTCTTAAATCACCGAGATACCCAAGTAGGCTAAAACACCCGAAGTCACCAAATGCGATTGTTGCTGTTGCTGCTGTCCCCGAATCGTAGATTCTGACTATGTCGCCCTCGTAAATCTCGCGACCGATCTTGTCATTGAGACCGGTGAATTGACCTACCGTTTCCGGCCTAACTTGGTACGCCCACGGACTGCCCGCCGAGTTTGAAATATAATGCCCTGCCTTCGGTTGATTGGACTTTCCTTGGGAAATTGATAGCAGACCATGGAACCAGCGGCCGTTTATGTCCATCCCGCGAAATTTAATCTCACGCCCCACTGTTCTTCCTCCTCAGCCATATAATCCGCTTCGCGCGGTTGTACTTGACCACTTCGTAATGCGGAAAACCCAAGGCGAAGTACGCTTTGACCCTACGCGTAAACTCCGCCTTATCCGTTTCTAGCAAATCCCAAATCTCTTGGCTTACGCCCGACTGGCAAAGGACTTGTCCGTCGGATGGAAGCAGGGCCGCCATGTTCAGCTGCCTGCCTCAAATTGTTCGTCGTCCATCTCGGCCTGACCAGGCGGAGCGCCGACCTCCTCCTCGTCGATCGTCTGGTACGTGATGTCGATGTACCCGGTGTTCTCATCAGCCTTCGCCTCGATAGTACGCATGTCGCTTGCGTGGGCACCTTGCATTTCGATCGAGAGAATACCCCACTTGCCGAGCATGCTGCGGATGACCGTTTTAAGAGCCATCGCGTCATAGTCGTTCTTCCATCCGAAGTCGCTCTTCGAGAAGCGGATGCGATGGGCTTCGATTTCGTCTTTGTACCAAAACTCCGTTTTGACGAAACCGTTTATGAGTTCAAAATATCCGGCGTATCCGACGATCAGATCCGACTTTCTGCCCTTCATGTCCACCTTCAGTTCTTCCGTGAGCGGGTCCCAATCCACAAGCTGGCCTTCGTAAATCTCGAGAGCGTTAATGCGCTTATATTTTCCGGTCCGGAGTGCCAATTGGATATAACCCTTATAGCCCATCTGGAATTGCGCTTTTCCTTTGTATGGCACGATCCATGCATATCCGAGGTTCTTGTCGATTGGGAGATCCATCGTCGCCGCCACAAGCGCGGATCCAATGATGGAGATGGGGTCGACGTTCTGAAGCGTCTTCTCCATGCTCACGAGGTTTACGATGGACGCCATATATTGTGGGGCACGCTTGTCAAGGATCTCGTCAAAGCGCTTTTTGATGTTGGCCGCGCCGAGGAGCGACTTAATGCCTGCGGTAGGATTGGGGGTCGTTGCCGGCGCCCCTCCGTTACCGTTCGTACCTTGCACTTGGCGCTCGAGGCGATCCCCGAGTGCAGAAGCATTTCGACTATTCGGTGGCATGGTTATCTGACCTCCTCGAGATGAGATTTAAAATAATCCCCGTTTTTCTTGATGTGGTGCATGACACCCGGCATAGGCGACTGGATAATAACTTCGTTAGCGTCTTCGTATACTGGTTGGATGACCTGACCTGCAAACAATGCGTTTGATGGGTCCGACTGCTTAACCTTGTAATTTTTCATAGTTTCCTCCCTATTTCACCAAGAACGTCCGCGTCGACGACGTCTTCGCGAACCGTTCGTATACGTCCGGCAGTTCTTTCTTCAGTGCCTTCGAGTCAAGCGTCGTCCGCTGGCTCGATTTCCACGTGAACACCTTCTCACCGCGGAAGTACGCCTCTTCGTTGTCGGCCATTAGCATCTTGATCTGGTTGCGGAGCCCTTCGAACCGCTCCTCGGCCGCACCTACCGCCGCGCGCGCTTCGTGTAGGTCTGCGATGAGCTTCGCGTTCTCTTCGGTCTCCGGAATCACGATGCTGCTCTCCGGCTTCGATTCGGGATACAGGTAGCTGAGCAGCTCTGTGGATGCCTTGCTGCCGTCGATCTCCGGAAGGATCTTCTTCTGCACGTTCTCGAGCCAGAACTTGCTCTCGAGCTCGATTAAGTATTTGATGACGCGCTCGTCGCGCTCGACGTATTTGTAGCGGAACTTGTTCCCGCCGATAAGTACTGCGAAGAATCCGTAATCCAGGCCAAGCACCGAGAGGTAATGCTGCAGCTGGATCATGTAGTGGTCCGGGATCCGGCTCGCTTCTTCCGTGTCGCCGGCGTCGATCCATTCGTCTTTGTTGAATTCGCTCGTCGTCTTCACCTCGAGCACCCCGCGGCGCTTGTTGCTGTCCGTGATCATGCGGTCGATGTTGCCGAGCATGAACGGGTGCTCCGGGTGACGGTACAGCTTGTTGCTCCGCTGAATTTTCAGCCCCGTCTTCTCGGAAAACCGCTTTGCGACGACGTCCTCGAGGATGTTGCCCCATTCGGCTGACTCGCTCGAGAGGTCCGGCGGCGTAACCTGCCCCGTTTTCTCGAGCCATACGGCCACCGGCGACTTGTAGGGATGCAGCCGGGCTACCGCCGCCGCGTCCGATCCGCCGATCCCGCGGTTACGGAGCTTCAGCCATTCCGATCGTTCGAGTCCTTTCGTTACTGCCTCAACGGTCATTGCCATTATCGTTCAGCCTCCAATTCCGCGATTTTCGCCTCGAGCTCTTCGATGCGCTCCTGCGCCTCCTTGAGTTCTTTCTCGAGTTCCTCGGTCTCGTCGTCGGCCTTCTCGAAGGCCTTTTCGAGCTGCCTCCAAACTTCGTTGCCGATATATTGCTCGTTGTCGTCCAGCGCCCGTTCGATGTGAACGAGAGGTCCGGACTTCGATCCTCTAACCGTCATGCCGACACAGCCTCCTTTTCCTCAGCGCAGTTGTAGCAGCGCTCTTCATTGTTCTGATAGAATGTCGGGCTCTCCGACGTCGCCTCGGCGCCGCAGTACGTGCACGTCATCACGGCGTCGCACTCTTTCCCGCAATCCTCGCACACGTCCACGAGGTAACTCTGGCCGAATATCGAGCCGCCGGTCGGAAACTCCTTGCGAATCGCAGGTCTGATTCCGCTTTGGCAGCAGTGGGAAACCACGTTAGGCATTTCGCTTTACCTCCCGTTGTGCTAAAATGGACGAAATGAGATGCTTTAGACGGCCTCTCAACCCTGACTCGCCCTGGCCGGCGGGTCTTTTCATTTCTGCCTGTAATTTCAATCCGCAAATCTTGCAAAATCGGTCGCTCTCCCGAATCTCGCTGTTGCTGCACCGTGGGCAAGACTTCTGTTCCGCTTTCGCCACGTATTCCAGCCGCAACACCGCCGCCACCTCGCCGCGCATCTCGCGCTCCTGGTTATGCAGCTCCATCCGGATCCAATCGTCCGCGCCGTCGATGATCGCTCCGCTTTCCAAGTAATCCCGCATCGTCCGTCGGTAATCGAATGCCGCTTTGATTTCTTGCCCCGGCGTCATGACTTCCGATACACCTCTTCCGCTACTTCCTCAGTGTTGAAATCCATCGCTGTTTCCATTGTCCGTCCCAGCCGCTCGATCTCCTCTTTCTTCAGTCCGATCGCCTTGGCTGCAATGATCGCGTATCCGATTGCCGCGCTGTTGTTCATCCTGCAACCCTCCGATCCATCTTGCCGATCTTCGACCGCATTTCCCGATTTTCTTTGCAGACTCGCTCCCACTCGGATTTTGCAATAACGAACGCGAACTCGTATTCCTGCAGGTGATATTCCTTGAACATTTGCTCCAGAAGTTCAAACGCTTCCTCGCCCTCCATTTGCTTAGGACACATCGTCCTCATCCTCCATTTCCGCCAAGAATCTCCTCCACCTGAGCAACCATCGTTTGAACAACCTGAACACCTTCACCTCTTCGTTCGCCCTTTCCGCAGGAAGTTCACCGAATTCGCGATCGTCTTGATCTGCTCCCATGCCGACTTCATCGTGCTGACCTTCTTCCAATCCTCGGCGCCGCTGAACTCGAGCCCAATCACGTCGCGAGAATTTGTTGCGATGCCCCAGCGCTTCACCAATTCGTAGGACGGAGAGACATCGCCGTTCTCGATCCGCGAGACCACCGATCGATCGATGTTCAGTCGGTTACCGAGTTCAGCTTGCGACAACCTCGCCGCGGTCCGACATTCTCGTAGGAGCTCACCCAGCTGCTTCGCGCGGATGTTGATTTTCTCTTGTGCCATGCCTTTCTTCACCTCCTTGTGCGGAATTTGCACGTCCCGCTCGGTCTCGCGTGAGGAGGTATGCTGTTACGATGAAACCAAGCCTAGGACAACTTCCTCGAGTACTCCTCTCCCTCAATGCCCGCTAGCCCTGATCCCCTGCCGGCGGGTCCTCCCCTCCATCACCTCCTTCACGGAGTTTTCTAACCGTTTGCGTTCCGCTGCCGAAATTGCCTCCGGATTCTTGCTGTGCTTCGGTAGCGTAATGTTCAGCGCGCGTTCGAGCGTCATTCCCTCGCAGCGCATCCGAGCGACCGTCATACAAACACATGCATCTCGTGAAGCGTCTTTTCGTAACCAGCGGAACCGGGGCTTCATCGTTTACCCCCTCGGGCGCCGGTTCTTCAACCAGTGGTAAAGCTCCGACTTCAAAATCAGAACCTTCTCGCCTTTTTGCCGATTGCGGTTAAGGAGCGGCGAGTTCTCCGGATCCTTATCCCATTCCCTCACCCATTCGTTGACTGTCGAGACTCCAATCTTCATCAGTTCCGCAACTTGTGCAGGCCGGAGAACTTCCGGGTATTGGTTCGTCATAAGCTCAGCGAGCTGCCGGCGGAGGTCTTCGTTCTCCTTAGCAAGCGTCGCGGCGAGGAATAATGCCTCGGCCAATGTTGCCGGGGTTTCTATTGGATTCGTTGCCAAGGTGTTTCACCTCCCTATGCAAGCCCCTCATTCAACTTTACGTGGAAATTATCCTCATAAAAAAAGGAGACATTTTCCCCTAAAGCTCCAGCTATACCCTCCAATTCATCCGTGCTTATCGGCCGTTTACCAAGTTCCTTCATGTTGTAACTCGAAACAGTCATCCCCACTTGTTCCGCCACACGGGTTTGAGAAATACCCTTCGCCTTTCGAACCATCCGGATCCGCTCGTGCAACTTCAATTCCGCTCACCCCATTCCACGTAAAGTGTAACTATCTATGGGATCATTATATTTCCACGTTAAGTGAAAGTCAACATTTTTTTCAACTATTTGTGGATTATATTTCACATACCGTGAATCCTTGATATGATACAGATAAATAAAAAAGTATGGGCGGAATGAGCGATGACGCTTGGAGAAAGATTGAAGGGCGCTCGTGAGAAAAAAGGATGGTCCCAATTATTTGTCGCCGAAAAGCTTGGCATCACAAATACTGTCCTTTCAAACTATGAACGTGATTATCGGGATCCGGATACAGAAACATTGAAGAAATTGGCGGAACTTTATGAGGTTTCAACCGATTTTCTATTGGGTATTGAACCTGTCGGTGGCCGGGCTTATTTCGGCGGCGGCAAGGACTGGACTCCTGAGGAACGAGCTGCGGCTGAAGCGTTTATTCACGAGTGGCGCAAACGGAAATCTGGGGAGGAGAAATAGCAACTCCCCCAGCCGATGGGGATTCTCTTGAGGGAAGTATGAGACCTCTAAACGTGATTACTACATTTCTAATCATTTTCGGAACTATAAAATTTTTTACTTTGGCTTTGGATATGGGGATCAACATCTTTAAAGATGATAGCGAAAAGAAACAAGAACAATATGACGACATCGCTCAACGAGCTTACTCCAATGGTCGACTTTGGGGAAAAGTAACTGCATCAATGTATGAGGATGACTATGGTAAACCCAGATCCTTGAGCGAAGCACGGAATGCATCTCTGAAGGTCTTGAAGGCGCGGGAATATGATTATTATTGTTGGGGAGCTGAAGACTGTGGAGATCTCCCTACCGAAGAGGAAATATTGCGTGTGTTTGGAAAAGTTGATTGGGGTTCAGACTTAATGCCTCTAAATGCTTTTACATCCGGATTTTCGGACGCATTTGTTGAACATTTTTATTAATTTGGCCCGTTAGGGCTTTTATTTTCGGACAAAAAACGAACATACATTCCTATATATCCTCAACTTTACCAACATATCCACACGGAGGCATGCATGGAACGCTACAAACCAACCGATCTCGAATTGCTCATCAATTCTCATTATCAGCGCCATGGTATTGTTTCTCCCTCTGACATGTGCATTGAGAGGATCGCCGCCAGTTTCGACGTTGAGGTTGCCTACTATCATGGCCGCTCCATTGCTGAGTGGCAGGACGGTCACGACGGGTACCGGCTCATCTTGTTGGACAAGCGCCTGCCTGAGCCTGATTTACGAGCCGAATTTTTTCACGAACTTACGCATCCCCTCCGCCATTGTGGGAGACAAGATGATCTTCCCGATGCCTTCGTGGAGCTGCAAGAGATTCAGGCGGGGCAGTTTCAACTCGCTGCGGCGTTGCCAGTGTTTATGCTACATGACTTCCCAGGCGTACCGGCCGAGAACTACGGAAAGGCTGTCGCTGAAGAATTCAGACTCCCCCTTACCCTCGTAATGCGTCGGCTTGAGCAAATACATAATCGAATTATCGACGGTGAAATGCTAAAGCGCACGCGGCGGTTCCGCGTTCCTCATGGCATCGACGTTACAAAGCCTCATGTGCTGCAGGCCATCCAGGACCTACGTGCGATCCAACGTAAGAAGAATGGAGTGATATAGACATGAGAGGAAGAGTTTTTCAGCGCGGTAAGACTTGGGCGTACGTATTCGATTTGCCACCGGACCCGGCCACGGGTAAACGGCGCCAGAAGATGAAAAGCGGATTTAAAACGCAAGGCGAAGCAGAAGCGGCATGCGCGGAGGAAATCACGAAGGTTAACAAAGGGCTCTACGTAGAGGAAAATAAGATCACGGTCGCGGAATACCTGAAGATGTATCTGGAGCACATCCAACCGAACTACAAGCCCACCGCTTTCGATACAGAGCGGACAGTGATCGAGGCACGCATAATTCCCGCCCTCGGACGAATTAAACTGCAACAACTCACTCCGCTCGTTATTAACCAATTTTACACGAAGCTTCGCAAAGACTATTCCAGCGAGTACGTTAAGAACATTCACGCAACCCTCCGCAGGGCGTTACGGCAAGCCTATGTGTGGGATCTGCTTCCCACGAACATTATGGATAAGGTCAAGACACCAAAAGTCGAGCGGAAAGAAATGCAGTTTTGGACGATGGACGAATGCCTGCACTTCCTCCAGGTTGCGGAAGGGCACCGGCATTACATCGTCTACGCGCTAGCGATCCACACCGGAATGCGCCGAGGTGAAGTGCTCGGGCTCCGCTGGCGGGATATAGACTTCGAGAAGAAAACCATCACGGTCATCCAGACAGTCAACCATACGCGTAGCGGCGTCATCATCCAAACACCGAAGACGAAAACCAGCAGCCGGCAGATCGCGATCGGCGATACACTGATCACCAGCCTACTGGAGAGGCGTCGGATAGTTAACGAACAGAAGATGGCCAACCGAAAGATGTACGCGAAGCACGACCTGGTCTGTTGCGACGAATACGGTGAACCGATGAAGCCGAAACGCTTGACTGAATCCTTTGAACTCCTCTCCAAGAGAGCGGGGCTTCGAAAGATCCGATTCCACGACTTACGACACTCCCACGCTAGTATGCTCCTCCATATGGGCGTGAATGCAAAAGTCGCCGCCGAGCGCCTCGGCCATTCTAACGTTCAGATTTTCCTCGATCGCTACGCCCATCTCATGGAGAACATGCAGCGCGATGTCGCCGACTTGCTGGAGGCCAGTATGAAGCAAGTATCCGCCGTAAAAGCTGTGGACAAATAG